AAATAAAGGATTATGGTAGTAAGGAACTGGTGCTTGTGTTTGTTTATTCTCTGAGAATATATTATCGTAAGCTCCTAACTGTTCATCTATATTTGTTATAGGTGCAAAAGTAGGTTGCATAGGAGCTACTTGAGCTTGAGTTGGATTATTCCAGTTATAAGCAGCATTATTAAATGTTAGACCTGATTCTGAGTCAGTCCAGCTTGGTTGTTGAGCTAATCTCTTCATATCTCCAGTAATAGCTCCAGTAGGTAGACCAGTAACAGGGTGTACAGAAGGATAATAATCAGGTTCAGGAGGTCTTTCATAACCTATAGCCTTCTCTACCATTCTCGGTAAATCCCAATCAGCTATAGATAAATTAGGAGTAATAAATTTAAGTACATCACCAAATAAACCACTTTGTAATTTTTCATTAGTGTACCAATCACTATTTCTATTAGGTGTAAGACCACCACCTATATTTTTATTCATATAATTTCTAGTTTTATCTGCCCATCCTCCCGGTCCGTGACCACCAACCAATGAAGGAATGCCTTGTGCAGATAATATACCTTTTTCATAATCATAATCTGCCCAAGTAGCATCAGGGAATTTATCTGTAAAAGCTTCATATCCACTGACATAATCACGATGTCTTTGTTCGTTCTCACTTAAGACAGGTGTATTCCAACCATCAGCACCCATAACATTACCGTCATTCTCACCATTATTAATTGCTGCAGGTTGAGTCACTGGAGCTGTGCTTTGTTGTGGTTGCTGTTGTTGCCACCAAGAAGTATTATTAGGATATGTTCCATAGTTAGGAGGTGGTGTACCTGAGCCAAATATATTAGGATTAAATCCAGTAGTATTATTGTAACCAGTATAAGGATTATATGCAGTAGGTGCACCCCAAGTATTAAAAGTAGGGTAAGGTTGAGATTGAGCACCAGCATTCATACTCCAAGGTTCTCTAGCCCCCGGCTCTATATATTTAGGATATTCTCTTAGAGCAGAATCTTGTAACCCTCCGCCCCCATAGCCACCAGTACCTTGACCGCCACCTTGGTATGGGTATCCTCCGCCTATTCCAAATATATTATTATTACCTACTCCAATCCAATTCATACCTTATCCTTGTTTTTTTAAGTTAAGTTCTGTGCTATGTTACAGTACATCTTAGTACCATCAGATACACACCTAATTAAATCTACCTTACCACTACCTGAAGTAATAGTAGGATTATTACCACCCACGAAACTAAAATCTGTACTGAATGTAATATCGTAAGCTCCTGTATTCTTCACTAAAAAAGTAGCCTCTACTCCTGATGTCATATTAGATACATTCAGAGTATAATTACCTTGTACACTAACTATAAATAATTTAGCATTGAGTAGATTAGCTGTCTGAGTAGAAGCTAATGTCACTGTCTCTGATGCTGTAGGATGTGCCTTAGTAAATGTTTGGGGAGAGTCTAATGTAACTATCTCTTCTCCACCTACCGTACCTGTAGTAGCAGTCAATAGATTACATACGAAGTTCTCGGAAGAAGAACCATTAGCATCTGCTTTAGAATTAACTGCTGTCCTTACTGCTGTAAATTCAGTATCGAAGTCATCTCCTGATATTACCTTACCGGGGTCTGTATCCGATAGTGCATCCTTTCCTGACCATCCAACTGCTATTGTATAATTACTCATAATGTTTTACCTTGTTTAAATAATAATGATATTGATTGTAGTGAAGCCTTATATCCTTTAGTTACTGCATCCCATTCAAACCTAACATATTTAGCTGAACTACTTAAGGGTATAGATGTCTCTCTTAGACCGTGTATAGGTTGATATTTATAATCGCTCCAAGCTGGTGTCGTTGCACTAGAAGGATATTTATCTGCTCCCCAATAAGAAGGTTCTCCACTCAGAGGAGGATTAAGTTTAAATGTATGAGATAGTTTAGGAGTCATATCGAAATCACCATACATCCTTAGACCTACATCTGTTCCTTGTCCTCCTGATACTACCATAATTAATCTCTTCAATATAGAGGAAGAAGTTCCTTTTCCTAAATCAATCCATACAGTAGAGAAGTTACTACTATAGGAAGTGTAAGTATATACACTAGAACCACTATAATCTACATCATAATAACCTTCATAAGTAGCTACTCTACCTGACTGTTGTCCTACTAATAGACCATAACTTTGTGTGTATGCTAGACTAGCAGGATTCCTATCATCCCTAAAATCCCATTTAGTTATACGAGGAGTCTCTCTCTCAGTATTGAACTTAATATCGAATACATAATTAACATCTCTATCTACGAAAGATAATATATAGATACCTTCATTCTGTAGGTAAGCACTCTTTACATTAGTGGAATTACTTATATGACCTACTAACTCATCTGTAACAGTAATTGATTTCTCTGTTAATGGTAGTTTATCTTGTTGAGTAGTTCTAAATAGAGACCTAACACCTGTATCAGATAAGAAGAATAAGTCATCTCCTATTGATTGTATCGAATCTCTAGATACACAACCTATACCTCTAATTACTTCATCTAGAACTATATCACCTATAACATCAGGATTATTATATATTACTATATTCTCCCGACCAAAGATAACTAACTTACCTGCGAAGGAATGTATAGCTACTATAGAGTCGAAACCCCACACAGACTTAAGGTCTATATAACCACCATCACCACTACCCCATTTATGTACTTCTAATAACTTAGAGTAATATAATACATCGTTCTCTTCAGAGATACCTCCTGCCCAGAATCTACCATAGAAACCTAGACCACAAGAAGGGTCGAATGTAGTTACTCCACTAGGTGCTGTGTATCCTGAAGTATCTTTAAGTTTACCCCAAGTGCTAGACTCATAACGAAGTAATTCTTCACCTGATTGCATAGCGATACAGTCATTATTAAAATTCTGAAACTGCCAGTCAGACACATTACCTGAAGAAGACGTATCATAATCGTTAGTGAAAGCATCATCTTTATCTGATAGGTCTAATTCATATATGTCAGAACCTGAAGTAGTAAATATTACGTAGTCAGTACCGTCATAATGTTCGTGTAGAGCACCTATCTTAGCTCCTGCATCTAACGTCCCTTGTTTCAGACCTTTCCTGAAAGCTACTTTACCACCTTCAGTATATACTATATTGTCTGCTTTAGTGAACCAAGTAGGTCCTAGAGCAGTAGGGTTAGTCTGTGTATCTATACCATTAACACCTATGGTATCTAATGATACAGCTTGTATAGGCTTAGTAGGCATATTAAACTACCGTCCAGTCTCTTTCATATTCCATATTACCAGCATCTAATTGAACAGCTATATTAAGTGCATCCTTAGCTTCTGATGCAACTATACTAGATACTGAACCTCCATCTTCACCTCTCTCAGCTATAGCTCTAGCCCAAGCTCCGAGAATAACTGGTTGTGAAGGGACTCTCAATACTTGTGCTGCTGTCAGTAATTCTTTCTGAGCACCTACTATATTTACTGATACTATATTATTAGCTACTGAAGAATCAGGCACAGGATAAAAGTCTACGTTGAAGTCAGGCTCTCTAGTTGTACTGGCTTGAGATATACCATTAAAAGCATACTTAGTAGGAGCACCTGTACTTACACTACTCAATGGATATACTTGCTCATTGAGCCAATCATTAGGTACTTGTTCTAATACCTGTCCACTGTTTTGATTTATAACATCTAATACTTTAAATGTAACACCTGCACCTCTAGTAGCATCACCTAGAGTATATTGCATATTACCATCTTTAAGTTTAACATTGAATGTCTCTCTCAGAGCATTCCAATCGTGATAAGCCTCTACGTTCTTCTTAGAGTCATTTACTAACTCACCTATTAATTTCTGATAGTCAGTAACAGTAACTGAATCATATAGATTACCTGACCAATCTGAAGTTATAGTGTCTTCTCTTAGCCTACGTAATACTGAATTTATAATTTCTCTATATGTCATATTCCTTATCCTTTTGCTAGTTGTGCTCCGAAGTAGAACTCTACTATAATAGTAGTCCACTTAAATACTTCATCTAATTTTAACATACCTTTAACAGTTATATATTCTATCTTGTCTGGTGTAATATCAAATCCTAAGAAACTTGAACCTTTAATTAATGTAGGTATAACAGTAGGTACATC